CTCAGCGGAACCACGTTTTATGTGCCGATCCAGCGATGTGCCTGCTACTGCTACTCCTGGCGATGCGCTCGTCGTTAATTCAATAAATTACACAGTGCGCGTTATTCAACCGGATGGCACTGGTGTCACAACTCTGGTTCTGGAGCGTGATTAATGGCGCATCTTAGAAAGCAGTTAAGAGATAGAGCGATCACTGACTTGACCGGATTAACGACCACCGGATCTAACATCTACGCAAGCCGCGTATATCCAATGGCTTCTGGGAACCTTCCTGGACTTTGCGTTTATACGCGCGATGAAAGCATCGAGGTTTCGACGATTGTGCCACCTCGAACACAAATGCGCGAACTGAGCTTAATCATCGAGGGCTATGCAGTATCGACGACAGTTTTAGATGACACGCTCGATCAGATTGCGCTCGAAGTTGAAGAGGCTATGGCTGGTGATATAACTATGAATGGCCTTGCCAAGACAATTAGGCTACAATCAGTTGAAGCTGAATATAGCGATGAAGGTGAGCGGCCTGCTGGAATGGTTCGCTTAACTTATGTGATAGAATATGCAGCGGTTGAAAACGATCTGGAGAACGCAGCATGAAACGCATAATGGTCTTTCCTCCCAACGGTGGCGAGGGTATAGAGATTTCTGAGGATCGTTTAGATCTTTATGAAAGCCGGGGTTGGACTTCTGACCGCCCTAAATCCGAGCCAATCATGGCTCTAATCGAAGATAGCCAGGAGGATTAGATATGGCGACTTTTGTAGGCTCCGGCGGAACAGTTCTCGTCGGCTCTGACGTTGTTGGAGAAATTAGATCATGGTCTGTTGACGAAACGATGGACCCGATTGAGTCCAGCACCATTGGCGATTCATACAGAACCTTTGAGGTTGGCATGAAGGGCTGGAGCGGATCGATGGAAGTGTACTTTGACGACACTGACACCGCTCAACAAGCAATGACTGTTGATAGCTCGATCACAGTTTCTTTCCAAATGGAAGGCAATACAACGGGCGATCACAAGTTATCTGGAACGGCTCTTGTAACGGGTCGATCAGTTACCGCCAGCTTTGATGGTATGACTGAAGCTACTTTAACAGTTCAAGGCACTGGCGCTTTGACTGAAGGCACTGTTGCCTAATACTAAACGGCGCTGGGTGGGGGTTAATTATTTCCCACCCAATGTCGGTCTAACGGGAGAACAAACATGGCTCAAAAGAAAGAGCAAACAAATGTCATCGATAGGATCAAAGCTCATTACGACGCTCAAGGATTGCGCGAAATTCGTGTACCGGAGTGGGGTGACGATGATGGGCCGCTTATTATCTTTGCTGCGCCGTTTACTCTCCGAGATCAAGCTAGGATTGATTTTGCTAGTCGGAATAGCGAAAGCCAGATTGATGCGTTGTGTGAAGTACTTGTTCAAAAGGCGTTAGCTGAAGATGGATCTAAAATGTTCAATGCGGGTGATAAAAAAGCTCTCAGAGAACACGCTGACATCGAAGTGATTAGTAGAATTTGCACAGAGATTATGGGATCGAAGACTGAGGAACTGGAAAAAAACTAAGGGAGGACGATCAACGTCAGTTCTTATTTTATCTGGCAGATCGTCTACATAAAACAGTTTCTGAGTTAGAGCGTGAAATGACGCTAACAGAGTTTATCGAGTGGAGCGTTTTTGTTAAACTAGAAGACGAGCGCAGCAAAGGTCGAGGCGATGGCGGATCAACAGCTAAAAATAGACTTAACCGCTAGAGATAAAACCGCTGCTGCGTTTCGTGCGCTCAATAATCGTTTAGCAGCAACTAGAAAAGCCGCTATTTCTCTTAGTGGTGCAATTAGAAACACAACCTTGGCCGCTGGTGCGCTTGGTGCTGGTGTACTAGTTGCCACTAAAAAAGCTCTGAATTTTGCTGATGATATTGCGAAGATCGCAGATAAAGTCGGAGTTACGACTGATGCACTGCAAGAGTATCGCTTCGCTGCTGAATTGGCTGGCGTAAAAAGCGATGAACTAGATAAAGCGCTTCGTAAATTACAGCAGAGCGCTGGTGAGGCCAGAACTAAGGGAACTGGTACTGCTGCTGATACGTTTAGGTTGCTTGGTTTAGAGGCAGACTTAGCGTCAGGAAAACTTGAAGATGGCGTGGTTCGTTTTAGAGCGGTTGTTGATGCTCTATCAAAAGTAGAGAGCCAAGCAGATAAAGCATCACTGGCAGCGGGATTATTTGGCGCACGATTAGGTCCACAAATGATGAACCTGTTAAATCAGGGTATTCCGGCTATTGATAAAGCTGGAGCACGATTAAGATCGTTCAACGGCATAATAAATGAAAGTGTACTCAGGACTAGTGAGAAAGCCGTAGATGCTATCACTGAGCTTGAGACGATAATTAAAAAGCAACTTACAAACGCTCTAGTACAAGCTGGTCCTCAAATCATCGCATTTGCTGATGCGTTCATGAAAAACATGCCTACAATTATTCAAAACATTCAAGAGCTTGCTTACTGGCTTGGGATTATCGAAAGAACAAAAATCCAAACACTGCAACTTGAGATAGAAGAGCTTCAGGAGACTATCGCTAAAACAAGTCAACCTGCTAGAGGTATGGTTGATTTACTAAACACGAAAATTGCAGAACTTGCTGCTGCAAAGGCGGCAGCTAGAGAAATGAAGGGTATGGTCGAGATTAGTCCTCGTCCTCAACCTTCAGGTCATCCATATATGTCAACCAAAGCTAAAACCGAGTCTTTAATTCAAATAAGGCTGCGAGAAAGAATATTACAGGCTCAAAATAGATCGCGAATAGTTGCAGAAAGCGAACTAAGATTGATGGAGCTTAATAGCTTTGAAAGAGAAAAGCAGCTTAAATACGAAGAAATAATGCACGAATTAAGCAAAGAAAACGTGCAGCTAACTCAAGGCCAGCATAAATTGCTTATGGAAGATCTTGAGCGAGAGTTTGAAGTAAAGCGCACTATGGACGCTCGTAACAAAGCAGCAGAGCGTCAAAAAGAATTACAGCAGCAAATCGCTGATATTATGAAAGATGGTATTCAAACAGCAAACGAGGCTATCAGCGGTTTAATATCTGGCACGATGAAATGGAAAGATGCTCTAGGCTTAGTGCTTAAAAAGGTTCTCGATATAGTAACAACTATGGGCAAAGGCGGAAAAAGCGGCGGTGGTTTTAACATCGGCAGCTTGTTTAAAATGGGATTGTCTATGTTCGCCGCATCTCAGGGAGTGCCTGCAACTCCAATGGGTACTAGTACCGGACCCATGTTCCCTGGATTGATGGATTTCCACACTGGTGGCGTTGTTGGTCAGGGTCCAAGAGGATTTAGATCTGATGAACGAATGATCTTAGCCAGAACAGGTGAGCGAGTATTAAATCGAGGACAAACTGCAATCAGTAGCGGTGGCAATGGAGTGGTGCTAAATCAAACAGTCAATCTAACAACTGGTATTCAACAAACAGTTCGTGCAGAGGTTATGTCGATGGCTCCACAAATCGCAGCGCAAGCTAAAGCAGCGGTCCTAGATGCGAAGAGAAGGGGCGGCAGTTATGCTGCTGCGTTTGCGTAATGGCTATCACCTATCCTCTCGACCTTCCAACGCACACTGGCATCGCTAAGATCGATCTGAGAGCGGTTCAAGTTACATCGATGACTATGAGTCCATTTACTTATCGGCAACAAGTGGTTGTTCACCCTGGTCAACGCTGGGAAGCAGAAATTAGCCTTCCTCCAATGAAGCGATCTGATGCAGAAAATTGGGTTGGCTGGTTACTTTCGCTTCGAGGTCGATCAGGCACTTTCTTGCTTGGTGATCCACTTGCAACATCTCCAATCGGTGAAGGTGGCGGAACTCCAATAGTTCGAGGTGCAGATCAAACGGGTGATGCTTTAACCATCGATGGTTGCACAACCAATCAATCAAAATGGTTGGCGCGAGGCGATTATATTCAGCTTGGCAGTGGAGCTAGTAGCCAGCTTTATAAAGTTACGAAAGATGCAACGACTGATAGCTTTGGGGCTACAACTCTTGAGATATGGCCGGAGCTTCGATCATCGCCAGCAGATAACGCGACAGTTACAGTTGATGCAGCTAAAGGCTTATTCAGATTATCGACTAACGAAATAAACTGGTCGATCAATGAAGCATCGGTGTTTGGTGTAACATTTCCAGCAGTCGAAGTAATTTCATGAGCCGCACATTACATCCAGTAATGCTTGATGCGATCTCGCAGGGGGTCGTTTATCCATTTTATACAGTTGAATTGCAGTTCGACACTACGACAGATGGTAATGGTCAGGTTTTAACTGCGCCCTTATACCTTTGGACGGGAAATGGCACTGTAACGATTGACGGAAAAGATTACATCGGAACAGGCCAATTTTTAGATTTCTCAGCGTTCGAGGAAACAACCGATATATCTGCTAGGGGTGCAAACCTCACTTTATCTGGTATTCCATCCGATCTTTTGTCGCTTGCTTTATCTGTTCCATACCAAGGTAGAAAATGCCTAGTTGAATTTGGTGTTTTTGTTAAAGGATCGGTTTTGCTTGAAAGTGGCTTTTATGTTTTGAAGGAAGATGGTGGCAAGCTAATGCTTGATTCTACTGAGAAATCTAGAAGCACAGTTTTCTCAGGTTATATGGATCAAATGACCATCACTGAATCTGGTGATTCAAGTCAAATATCTTTATCTCTAGAGAGCCGACTTGTTGATTTAGAGCGAGTTAGGGTTAGGCGCTATACGTCAGAAGATCAAAAGTCTCGATTTACTGGTGATCAGGCATTTCAATTTGTTAATGGTTTACAAGATCGAGAGCTTTTCTGGGGGCGTCGATGAGGCGTGCTAATGCTGATCTCATCCTTTCTGAATACATAGATGAGTGTAGAGATCGTCCATTTTGCTGGGGTAAGCACGACTGTTTAACATTTGCAAATAATTGCGCCAAAGCTCAGATCGATGAAGGACCGCTCGATGATTTAATTGGTGGTTATGATTGTCAGACAAGCGCCCTATATCTACTCAGGAAGCGCGGTAAGGAATTAGGTTACAAAGCAAGCGCAACTATCGTTGATGCGCTGAGTGATCGTTTAAAGCCATTAGAGACAGATTATCCGCCGCGTGGTAGTATTGTTGCTCGAAAGTCAGATGGCGAAACGCTGGTCATGGGGTATATGCTTGGTGTAGTGATGCGTCGGCATTCCGCTTTCGTTGGACCTGAAGGGCTGATATTTATGGATCGTCAATCAAGCGATCTATACTGGAGCGTTGCATGAAAAAGCGCTTACTTTCCACTACTGCTTTGACTGTTGCGCTTCTAGTCGCTACTGCGCCAGAAAATGCATCTGCTGATCCTGTGACACTTACGGTTTTAGGCACAGCTATGGCATCCGGCGTTGGCGCTGGTTTAGCTGGTGCAACTTTAGCCGCAGCTTTTCAAGCATTTGTCGTTTCAGCAGCCATAGGATTTGTATCTCAAGCGCTTATGCCTAAACCTCAAAAACCGAGGGTTACAGCAGGCGGCTTTGTTCAAAACAATATAGGATCTGCGCTCGATCACGCTATCATTTATGGTGAAACTAAGGTTGGCGGCGTCGTTTTCTACGCATCGACAAGTAATAACGAAACCATATTGCATCGAATGATTGCGGTAGCCGGACATGAAATCGATAGCTACGTTTCGTTCTATCTAAATGATGAGCAAATTACGATTGGTTCTGATGGCGTTTGTACCGCTCCAGCAAGATTTGCAGATAAAGTTTACATTGAAACGCGACTTGGCACTGACGATCAAACAGCGGTTAATTTGTTTGGATTTTACACAGAGGCTCTTGGTGTAGAGCTTCCAATTTTAGCTGATGTTGATTTAGATGAAGCTGCCGATAACTGGACAGATCAACATCGAGCGCGTGGCATTGCATACATTTATTGCGCCCTAAAGTTCGATCAGGAAGCATTTCCAAACGGCGTTCCAACTTTAACTGCGGTGGTTCGAGGTAAGAAAGTTTATGATCCTCGAACATCAACAACGGCTTGGAGCGATAATTCAGCTTTATGTGTTAGAGATTACTTAACTGCTGATTATGGTCTCGATTGCGACAGTGATGAGATTGATGATGTAACTTTCGCAGATGCAGCAAACGATTGCGATGATCTTATAGCAGTGAACCGTGGCGGTACCGAAAAGCGCTATACGATGAATGGCACTTTCACCACTGGATCGAATCCATCTGATGTTATCACGCAAATGATGACTTCGTATGCTGGGATGATCTGGTATAGCCAAGGTAAATTCGGCACTCGCGCTGGAACTTGGGATGCGCCAACGCTTACATTTGATGAGAATGATTTAATTGGACCTGTTGAAGTAACAACTCGCCTATCTAGACGAGATCAAGTTAATGAGGTTCGAGGTATCTTCCGAGGCGCTGAAACAAACTATCAGCAAAGCGATTATCCTCCAGTAACATCATCTATCTTTTTAAATGAAGATAACAACCAAAAATCCGCACTTGATCTAGCTCTACCTTTTTCAGATACGAGTTCGAGGGCGCAGCGTATTGCTAAAATCGCTTTATATCGCCAACGCGAACAGCTACGAGTTAGAATAACTACTGGTTTATCCGGCTTTAAAGCTAAGATTGGCGATATAATTCAGCTAACCAATACGCGAATGGGGTGGTCGCAGAAAACATTTGAGGTCGTTGATTGGAGTTTTGCGCTCGATAACGATATGTCGTTCACGGTATCGATGTCGCTTGCAGAGATTTCTGAGGCTGTATTTGATTGGGATGCTGACGAGCAAGAATTTGTTTCAAACAATACAGTTCTTCCATCGCCATTTAATGTTGCAAGCGTTGGTTTAACAATAACGATGGAACTGCGTAAAACTAGGCAGTCTGTTATTGGTATTCTTATTGCTGGTATAACTTCTGGCACTCCAACGCGCGTTGCATCGGTTGAATTACAATTCAAGCTATCTAGCGAAGACGCATCAAAGTGGAGAACAGCATCCACAGGACCGCTTGGTGATCATGAAATTGTTAACCTTATCGATGGTGAGGTGTATGACTTTAGAGCCAGGGCAATATCACCTCTCGGTTTAAATGGCAGCTTTACAACTGTAACAGATCAAACCTTCACTCCATTTGCAGCACCTCCAGCAGATGTCACTGATTTCGACCATAGCTTTAGTCGAGGTAATCTAATTATTAGTTGGACACCAGTTCCTGACCTCGATGCATCACATTATGAAATTCGTCACTCATCTGCGACCAGCGGCGCTACATTCGATAGCTCTGGTGTTATTGCAACGAGTATTGCTCATCCAACATCAACTTTTGTTTATACGGCTCGCGCTGGAACTTATTTTATTGCAGCGGTGGATCGAAGTGGTAACAAGTGCGAAAACCATTCTCATTTCATCATCTTCCCAGGCGATCTTCCAACCATCGGTGTTAGTCTATCGCAAACTGAAGATCCAACATTTACTGGCACAAAAACCAATATGGCGGTTGTTTCTAGTGAACTGCTGATGAGTAGCTTTGCAACAGCCGGAGCGACAGGAACTTACCTATTCTCAGATTATATTGATCTAGGCGGTATTGAGAACGCAAGGGTTGATATGGTTTTTGCTGAAACCAGACACCATGCAAATGCAACGGCTGGTGAGGTAAATTGGGATGATATTTCTAGTGCATTTAGCTGGGATAACTGGCTAGGTAACTTCGATGATTGGACATATGAGAATGTAGGATGGAACGACTATGATTACACCTTCTATGTTCGAGCTACAGATGACGATCCAGCCGGAACTCCAACTTGGGGTAACTGGTCGATTGTTTCGGGTGGTGAACTAACTGGCAGAGCGTTTGAATTTAAGCTAGAAGTAAGCAATAGTGCAAATAACGTCAGCCCAGCTTTTTCCGAAATTGAAGCACAGGTGAGCTACTAAAATGAGCCAAAATGACTTTGTAATCGCCAACCAAACCGCAGCATCTGCTAGAGCCGACATTAACTCAGCATTGCAAGCGCTTGCTAGTAATTCACTAGGATCGAGCGCACCATCAACGACCTATGCCGGGCAGTTTTGGTTTGATAGCGCTGCAAATAAGCTAAAAATCAGAAACGAAGGTAATTCAGCGTGGCTAGATTTTGCTGATGTTGGAAGCTCTGTAACACCAGCGCCAGGATATGCATCACAAGCAGAAGCTCAAGCTGGTACAAATAACACCAAATTAATGACGCCTCTTAGAACAGTTCAAGGGGCGTTCCCCTCTTATTCAAATTCTGCCAATGGTTACACCAAGCTTGCATCCGGTTTGATGTTCCAATGGGGAACTGTTGCAACGTCATCCGCATCGCAAACAATCTCATATTCGACCTCATTTTCAAGCAGGGTTTATACTGTTCACGCCACAGGAGCACATGCATCGCGAGCTTTTACGATGGATACGCCTTATGTAAAAAGTGATTTTGCAACCCGATTAAGTAATTTCACTCTATTCTGGAGCGGTGAGCCATCTTCTGTCACTTGGTTTGCGGTAGGAGTTTAGCTTATGACAGACCTTAAAATATCTCAGCTAAATGCTCTAACTGGCGCATCAACCGCAGCAGATGATGAATTTGTTATCGTTGATACCAGTGGCGCTGAAACCATGCGGATCACTAGGGCGGAACTTGCAAACGCTCTTGGTGATAATTTCGCATCACTTACTATCGCAAGCACAACAACTGTCGATGGCATCCTCGATGAAGATACTTTGGTATCAGATAGCGCGACAAAATTAGCGACGCAGCAATCGATCAAAGCTTATGTTGATAGTCAGATAACATCGAACAATGAACTTTCTGAGGTTTTAGGGAACGGCAATACAACTGGTGGAACAAATATCGTTGTATCGTCCGGTGACATCATAACCACTGATACAATCAACGAAACGACTGCTGCTTCTGGTGTAACTGTCGATGGCGTTTTACTTAAAGATGGAGATGTAACTGGTGATGTTACAGGAAACCTTACTGGTAATGTAACTGGCAATTTAACTGGTGATGTGACAGGAAACATTACATCGACTGGAACTTCCACGTTCTCCAGCATCGACATTAACGGCGGAACGATTGACGGAATAACCGATTTAGCAATAGCTGATGGTGGAACTGGTGCAAGTGATGCGGCTACAGCTAGAGCTAATTTAGGCGTCACAATCACCAATCTTTCTGGTCAAGCAAACACAGCGACTGATTTTATAGATTTACCAGCCGGATCAGATGCTCAACGTGGAAGCCCTACTGCTGGAAGCCTGCGCTTTTCGACAACCTCTTCGAGCTTTGAAGGATATGATGGATCTGCCTGGGGCGCTATTGGTGGTGCTGGTGGCGGCAATACAACCACTTCTGGATTATTTGAACACGCCATTTTGATCGATGCTGATTATAGTATAACAAGTGGAAACAACGCTTTGAGTGGTGGTCCGATTTCGATTGATACTGGCATAACAGTAACGATTCCTTCTGGTTCAACTTGGACCGTGGCGTAGGAGCTAACACATGAGCATATTAAAAGTTAAAGGAAACGATAGCGGCACTGGAACGGTAACGCTCGAAGCTCCGAACACGAACACGGATCGCTCGATTTCGATACCAGACGTTGCTGGAACATTTGCGACAGTG